GCCAGTGTCGACGATGGCGCTGTCCAGATCCTTCTGGAAATAAGTGGTGATCGAAGCCTGTGCGCGAGTAGTGGTCTTCACGCTGTCAGCAAAACCACCGTTGCCCAGCAGGTAGTATTCCTGCTCCGCATCGTTGATGCTCACAGTAGCGTTAGTCACGCCACCCAGGAAATACATGGTCGGCACACCCGAAGAAGGACGGGTGAGAGCGCCAGCAGAGGCAAGAGTGATAGCAGGGCGAGTGATGCCCGACAGGGCGCCAACATACACGATGGTATCTTGGCTCTTGATGATTTGTGTGGGATGTTGAATGGCCATTGAAGCAAAGCGAAGGAGCGTGGATTAACGATTCAAGACACTACCTGCTCCCACAACTCTAAAGTAGCCGTGGATTGGTGTGCCAAGGAACTGCCGATAATGATCAGTCATTTCGGTCGTAGGGAGTAGTTCAAAACGCCCCTCCTGAGTTTCAATGGTGGCCTTTGCCACGCTTCCAGGGGGCACTCCCGAAAAGGCAAGCGGCCCAACTAAACGACCCTTCATATAGACGGCAGTTTCGTCGGTGCCGAGCCGTTGGTCGTATCGTGGATCCTTGCTTTGCTTTAATGTGGCGTAATATGTTGCTTCTGTAGTCAGCTCGACATAGTTGCCAGTGGCTGAATCAGTTGCATATCCGCTGGCCACAGTAAACACCAGAGTGGCATTTGCTAGTGGCGGGGCGGGATTGGTCATTACACCACAAAACCAAGCAAGGAAGACGACGCGGCCTCGGTAAGGCGTTTGAATTCCTGGCCGTACAACGTTGCATCAAGCCCCTTCCCATACACCTTCCCATCAGTGGCTCCAATCTGCACGCCCATTTGAGCAAGCTGGATGGAGATGATGTGAGCAGCTAGAAACCTTACTGCTCGGTCGGTCTGGTTGCCAAACACATCAGATGACACGTCGGCAGTGGCGCTTTCAATGGCTCCGTTGACAATCCCCGATGGATGGGGAGAAAACTCAGGAAAGCGGTTGAGAAATCCCGAATAGGTGACGGTCATGCCTTGCCTGTGCGAATGGCCTCAATGCGACGGGAAATGGCGTTTCTTATGCGCACCCGACCCTCAATCTTTTTCCAGTCGGCGAGCTTTTCGTCGTCATGGATAAGTTCTGTGGCTTGAATGGCTTGAGAAAGAGGCAGTTCCGCTAGGGCTTGAGCACTTTGCGGAATTGTTTCCACTTCCACTCGTTCTTTCAGTTCTTCCAATGCGCCAATGCGCAGAAGAGCTTGAACCGTGGCATTCTTCTTGGCTTCACTCCATTGATCATCGGGAATTTCCTGATTGAGTCCAGGAGCGAGGCTGATCATCCCCTTTGCGGTGATCACTCCAAAACTCGCCTCACGCGGCGGGTTTTCAAGTTCGGGACGGTAAGCAATCAGCATTTGTTGTAATAAAACAAACGATGTAAGTTTAACCGTCCCTTCTTGAATTAGCAGAGCTCAGGGAGCCTGCAAATACAGAACACTCTTGGGATAGTACAGAGCGACACCACCAACGCGAGCATGTGCAGGAACAACAAATTCCAAACCACGCTGTTGAGGCGGGAACAGCTCAAGAGGCTGCGGAATGTGCAGTTGCACTTTGCCGGGATCGCGCTTGTAGAACACCATGCGGTTCTTGCTGAGCAGACCCTTGCTGGAAGCAAGTTGATTGATCGGCTCAACATTGCGGATGAAGGGATTGGTGCGCAGGAAGTATTCCAGCACAGTCACATCCGAGCTATCCGAGTTGCGAGTGGTGGAGATCACGCTGTAATCTTCCCACGCCATCAAAATGGTGTCGGGCTGCTCCTTCATGTTGGAGCCATTGATGATGGCAGTCACGCCATAGTTCAGCAGCTCAAGCATTTCCTGAGCAGTGGTGCCAGTGGCGGTAGCGCCAGTGAACCACTGATCAGCAGCAACAACGTCCACAGTGGAGTTATTGAAGAAGCCTTGCAGGGAAACGGAGCTTTCGCCGAAGAGGGCGATGGCTTCCACTTTCTCCTCATAAGCGCGACGCACAGCGGCGGCACGACGCTGCTCCAGGGCCACGTTCGCCACTTGAGCTGCACGCAGCTCCTGAACTGTGTAGCCGAAGGAACCACCGATGGAGCGGATGTTGATGCTCTTCTCGGTTTGCGTCACGTCCGAACGGGGCAGATCATCAGCAGCATCGCTGATCACCTTGAATTGCCCAGTGGCGTCCATGATGCGATAGGTGAAGGTCTGAGCACCGGGGCCAGCTTCACTTGTCACAGGCAGAAGTGTCGGATATTTAATATCCGCATACTCTGTCTCGAAAATTTGGGGGCGGATGTACTCAAGCTGGCGCTCAAGAAACAGACCTGCCTCGTCCATACGAAATTCGCTCATTGTTTCCTCCTATCAGGAATCAGCGGAGAGGGAGAAGCTGGGGCCGTTCAGCTCCAGAATGGCCAGGCCAGCGCCGGTGGTCTTAGAAGCCCAACGGGCGTTAGACAGACGCATGGTCTTGCCGCTCACGTAAGCGTGAGAGAAGCGACCGGGGTGAGCGCCAGCAGTGGTGCCGGTGTGAGTGGTGTACAGCACGCGAACGGGCGATGTGAAGTCCACAGCACCAGTCACATACACGGACACCTTGCCCTCGGTAAGGACATTTACGGCTTGAGTGTCAGAAGCGCCGAGACGGCTATTGGCGTCGTTGGCGGTTTCCTCGATGTAGGTGCGGCCATGCACGCCCAGAACGGCGTCGCCAGTGGCAGCAATAGTCTTGGTCGAGTTACCGACAGTACCGGCGGTGTTTACCACCACCACGTTGCCAAAAGGCAGCACGGCGCCGGTCTCGTTGATAAAGGTGCCGACTGTATTGTCAGCAGTGTCAGCAAACTGACCTTCCACCAGGGCGGTTTGTGCCAGCGCATAGGCCTGCTGCACACCGCCGGCAGCGCCAGTGCTAACGCCGGAGAAAGTGATGGACATGGATTACTTGGCCTCCTTGGAAATAGAAAGAGGAGCTTTCCAGGCATTCTGCAGCTTGTCCATGTAGGAAACAGGCGCAGAGGCAGGAGCAGCAATCGAAGCAACGGCCTTACGGAGGGCTTCGGTGGAATCGGCCCGCTCAGCAGCGGATTCCGACAAAGTGTCAAACATGGCGAGCACATAGTCATCAGACCGCTCATCCAGTTCAATGGAGTCGCCACGCACAGCTTTGATGGCGTCCACCATCACTGCACGGGCGCTCTTGCCACTGAATTCATAGGCAGAATCCAGCACAGGCTTAGCCTTCTCAATAAGAACCAGTCGCTCTTCAACAATGGAATCCACGTTGATTTGCTTGGCTTCATCGAGTTCAGCCTTGAGAGCATCGACTTGCTCAGCCAGGGCGTCGGCCCGCCCTGCGGCGGAGTCACACTTGCCCTTCATTTCCTTTTCCATGGCGTCCATTTCGGCCTTCATGGAATCAGCAGCGGCTTGAAGCTCGTCGTACTTCTTCTTCATGTCCTCGTAGGACATCTTGGCGTCTTCGCGTTCTTTGGTGATCGCCAGAGCAACGCTCTCGGTCACCTCAAACTCGGCGCCGTCGAAAACGACTTTTGCGCTCATAGTTGTAGTTTCCTTTGTAGGGAATAAAGAGGGATCGGCAGCATCTTGGCGATCCAAATGCAGCCTTACCTGCGGGCCGGCTCGGCCCCGACGAACGATAGCGACGTGATTACCACTGATTTCCTTTTGGATGCCGTCGTAATGCTCGCCACTATCGGTAACGCCAGGCGTCGGGTCATAATTGACTCGATAGCCGGCGCTCACTTCACGAACATCGCCTTTCATCACCTTTTCGATAATCTCCTTATCGGTGACCGTCATCACTGCCTTCACAAAACCGTTGTCGTAAACGATTTCAGATCCTGTGAAGCCAATTTGGTAATTCTTGGTGTTCTCGCTGTCCAGAAGAACAGGAGGATGCTCCATAGTGATAGCCTTTCCCGCAAATGAGGCAAGGCTTTCGGGAGACGCCACTTCCTCCGATGGGCGATATTCCCGCCGGATGGAACCATCAGCATCGGTGTAATGCTGAATGCCAGTACGCGCTATAGAGGCCCACACACGAAGGTAGCCTTCGGGCGTGAGCTCATATTTCTCAATCGGAGAAACGTCGTACCGACAAGATGTGGTGCTCATACATATACTGTATCGGCGTCAGTTATGTATCATAATTGTTTTTATGCAAAACCGCATGGAATTGCGTGATTCTTCCCAAAGTCAAAGCCCCCTCCTTGTCCTATGTCGAAGCGAAACTGGTGATTGGTCATCGCATCCGTGAAGCCCGCCTGAACTGCGGTCTCAGTCAACGCGCCGTAGCCGAAGCCATTTATTGCGACCAGGCAACAATATCCAGAATGGAAAGGGGCCTTGTGGCCCCTGATGCAGCGCAAATTCGCGTGCTAAGCGGATTGTTTCAACTCAGTGTGTTGTGGCTGATGGGCTATCCAAGCTTTGTAGTGCATGCCACTAACAATTAATTGTCGTCGTCCTCGTCGTCGTCTTCGTCGCGGATGGAAGCAAGCTGCTCTTCAATGCCTTCCATAATGTAAGCCTTGGCCATTGCCACAGCTTCAAAAATCAAAAACTTTGCAGGCTCAAACTGCGGATCAGGCATGTCATACACGCTCACCACGTATTCGTGCGTTTCCTCTAAACGCCCGTTCTTAAATACTTGCTTTTCTACCAGCTCCCATCGACTGGTGTTGCGATGAGCGTTCCTTGAAAGAATTTGCAGCGCCTGCATTGCGCTGATGCCGTCTTCTTCTTCCCGCACGATCCGCACGCCTTCCATTGTTCAATTAGAGCGCTTCTCCAGCATGCTAATCACACGATTAGCCCAAGCCCTCCCTGCATCACCACCCCACAAAAGCCATGCGATGTAGCCAGCATCGTCCTCTCCACCACTCTTGTTCTTTTCATGTCGCGAAAAGAACGCCGCCATTCTCCTAATTGTTTCAGCGCTGACGGCCTCGCCATTAGCCAGCGACGTGGCTCGTGCCACGCCGCTTCCAATACCCTGCTTGCCCGCTTCCTGGGTGGTAAGCCCGCCTTTGCCGTGCTTCTTGCGCAGCGCAAGCCCTCTGCGAGCAGCACTACGCACTCCCGATGGCGGGGAGAAACTTTCAGCGTCTCCCCTTAAGCCTTTTTTTCTTTCTTCAGCGAAGACAAATAACCACGACAGCGAGCCTCTGCCGGATTGGCATCCATCTCCTCTTCTCCTTCTTCCTCTTCTTCCATGCCTTCTTTGCTCATCGAGCCGCACATTGCATCAATGTATGCATCCCAATAAGCATCACTCTTTTTCTTTTGCGACACTCCCGCTTCGCTTAGTGCGATTGCGATTGCTTGCTGGCGGCTTTTTACCGGCTCGCCGCTACTGCTCTTGAGGGTGCCCGCCTTGAACTCCCTCATCACTTTCCGCATCTTTGCCTGCTTTTGTTTGTTCGTCATGGCAAGTAGGTTTGTGAATCACCAACATTAAATCATCGTAACGTCCATTCACCGAACGCCTGTCAACAATCTCCCATTCCATGCCCTGTGAAACAAGGGAAGACAGCTCTTGCGTCTGCGACTCCCCCTGAATATCCTCAATCACCGCATAGCCACCATCAGCCAGCAAGGGCACATAGTGACAAATGAATGCAGCTTGAGTGTTAAGAGTGTGCGGTCCATCGTCGACCATCATATGGATGCCATCTGAAAACTTCTCCGCAAGAGCATCAATTGTTTCTTGCTCATAGGCATTTTTTTGCCACACTTCAGCACGCTTCCAGTCAAGCGATTGCTTGACGTAGTCATGCATTTTGTCTTCAATGTCAAGACCGATAATTGTTCCCTTTGGGAACAGACCTTCCCATAAAAGCAGCGATCCGCCATATTGAACGCCAATTTCAACTACATTCACATTCTTGTGATTGGCATTTAATCGTCCGGCAATCTCCTCGTAGATAACGCCATATGAATGATGGCCACTTCCTTCTTCGTCTGACGCCAATTGTTCTTTGTCCGTACCGCCACGGGCACGCCAATGACCAACGCCATGTTGACGCAAAATTGCCACTACTTTCTCGGATGAAGTGGCCAGAGAAAAATCAAGAGTCATTAGTGGAAAGACGTGAATCCTTGGTTCAATTTTTGAAGCTGATCTTTCAGGAGATGCACATAAGAAGGCCCTTTGGAGCTTTGGAAAAGGTGAAACACGTCTCCGTCACCATAGACGGTGCCAATGCCATAACTATCTGGCACCCCACCTAGTGCCCACGTTGCCCCAATGCCGGAATAACTTGTTGGCATAACAATGTCAACGTAGTAATTGCCTTCAATCAGCTCGTGCGAAAGTCGTTGCGCCGTGTCATAGGAATAGTCCGCAATCAATGAAGGCTTGCCAAGCTCATGCCAAATGGCACTGTGAATAATAGCAAATGCCGGGGCCGCATAAATCTCGTTGCGCGAA